CCGCACTGGGGCGGGCGATATTTTGTTGATGATGCGTCAACCCTGCATAACGCCATCCTTCAGTGATTCAATCAGCGTAGCCAAGGAATCTGCAACGTTAGCGAGAGTTGCTGAAGAGGTTGCGGGAAGGGATGTAAGGGTTGTATGAGTGCTTGTCGTCATTCGTGCGGCGTTAGAAATGCCGAACTTAGTGCTGGCATTATTGGTCATGACCGTTCCGGACGCCTGATTGGACTTGTTACTCTTCTGGTAGCAAACGGAAACGTCATTGTTGACGATATAGCCGTTCGTAGTCCATCCATTGCCGGATACATCCAGGAAGTTATCGTGCAATAACAGCGCTGTGATCGCGCCGAAGTTGTACCCTGTGCCGCCAGTAGAACCGCGCACATCATTGGTGTTGAAAGATTTGCAGTTGCCGACCTCAACCGTGCGCACGTTCGCGACGTTGATATCTCGGGCGCCGTTGCTGTCAAACTCCAGGCCAACCGCCGTGAATGAGCCGCCCATGTTGTTGTAGGCCGAGTTCGACACGCTGAGCGCTGGTAGGTTCTGCCCACCAATAAGGGTTCGACCGTTCCTGAAAAGCTTGGTCCCTGGGTTTATGCCGCCGCGATGAATGCTCTGGATCGCGATACCGCAGCCGGCATTGTCGCTGTACTCGCCGCCGCAGTTCCAGGTTGGGAGCAAGCCGGTCGCGCCGAGGAAGGAAACCCCATGACGCGCGTTGAGCGTATGGATTCCGAGTACGGTGACCTGATCGGCGCCAGAAACCACTACCCCGCACATCTGCAAGCCGCTGACATCGTTGGTTAGGCCTAGTACGCCGTTACCCATCGAAGTGCAGTCTGCATCGACTGTCACCCCCGGCGTGTTGATGTAGTATCCATTGATTCCGTTATTGTTAGCGTGGCAGTTTTCAAATCGGCCATCTGCATATTTTATCGATACCGAGCCCGATGGTGACTCGTAGCTGAAGCCGCTTCCTGACCCGCCGGACCCATTGTTAAGGCCATTATTATGCGCAATACACCCTCTGAATGTACCACCGCTACAGTGGTAATAGGTCATCCCCATCGATGAGTTATTGTAAGCCACGCAATCTTCAACCACTCCGTGACTGTAGGTGCGGTAATCTCCACGAATATACGTCGCCCAGTTAGTGGTGATGTTCAGGCCGTTGGCCAGGTACTGCGTAGCATCACGAAAAATGCACTTGCTGATCTTGTGGTTACGGCATTGCCTTAGATTGAGGCTGTCATACACGCCGTTAGCAAAGTCGACCTCATGAATCTTGAGGTTGTCGATGTAGTTAAACATCGGTGCCGGAAAGGTAGATGGCAGAACCCCCGCCCCTAGCCCCATTACCGCCAGAATAGCCGCGCCGTTTCCGTCCCATTTATAACCGTTACCGACAATGGTTACGTTGGACAGCGCCGCCAGCGGCTGAGCATTGATGTCGTGCGCAAAGACCAGCGGTGTGGTGTATGCAGTGGATGTATTGACCACATCTGCATGGAACTCGTAAGTCACCTGGCTGCAGTTGAGCAGCACCTGGCTGCCGACGGTGTATTGTCCGCCGCTCACAGCTGAGAACACTACACGCGCAATCGCGCCGTTGCTCGCAACAACAGCGGCGGCAACCTTGGAAAAAGCCGTCGAGCAATCAATCCCTGCCCGTGCGCCAGCCTGCTTAACGTCGATTGTTCCGCTATGGATTAGCACCCAATAGCCGCGACCGTCGTCAGAGTGGATGACTGTAAGGCCGTTATCGGTTGGCGGGGTTGCATCAAGAATAAAATAATACTTTCCGTGGCCGCCGTCCCCGGCGCTGGTATACCCCAGCGTCTCGGCGCGAGTGAAAAAAATGGTGCTGATGGCGCGCATGGCCGACACGGAAACGAGCCCAGTGGCGGTCGCTAGATCATCCCAGTCGACATTGCTCGGCTCCCAGCCTGCCGACCTGTAGAGGTATTCAGTGTCGTCGCCACTATTGAAGTAGCGGTCTCCGATCTGCAGTGCAGAGCCATCATTGCGTAGAGTAGGAGCAGTAGCGAAGGTTCCAAGGAACGGCGCGACACGCAGGGCGGCGTCATCGGCAGAGGACTCGGCGGCATCAGCCGACGCATTCGCCGCATCCATTGCCGCCTGAATGGCTGTCGCTGACAGCGCCCGCTTCCCGGTGTCCACCGCCACGCCAGCCGTATTGCTGTAGACGGCATAGATCTCGTCTGGATCGGACGACTTCACCAGAAAGATCGCACCATCCGTGGTCGCCGCAATGCCCGCCGCCGTGGTCGGATAGATCGTGGTGGCGAAGCTGATCTTTTCCGCACCGTCTGCCTGGATGTCGACGACGACCTGCTTCAGGTTCTTGATGTCGCCCGAGTCGGTCGGAATCAGGGCGGCGCCAACGGCGTCATTGGCGAACCGGAAAAGAATGTGGCTGCCGAGTTCTGCGTTAACCGTGGCGAGTTCAAGCCGCTGGGTCTGGTTGGCCATGCGTATTTCCTTGGGGCGAATTTAATGAGTGCGACCCGAGAAGGTCGGTAGGGTTACAGCCAGTTGCCGGAGAAGAATTCGCCGTTATTGCTGATCAGCATGTCGGCCACCGCGTCGAAGATGGTGTCGACCTGATCGTCGAAGTCGTGGCTGTCGTCGGCGGTGAAGGCCGAGGCTTCGGTGAGGAAGGGCGTCACCCAGTCCGTCGAGGCGACGATCTCGCCGCGGTGATCCTTGACGTGCTCAAGCTTGCGGCCTTGATCGTCGTAGATCGCCGGCACGAATACCCGGCCCGACTTGAGCCATGGCACGGCGTCCATGCAGCGCGTGACCTTGTTGGCGGCCGGGCCGCGCGGTTGCGCCTCGATCGGAATCGAACCCTTTTTGCTGATGGTCTGAATCAGGCCGGTGCCGCTCGACTTGTCCTCGACGCGCATGTAGCGCAGCGCGGCCGGGCGGTATTGGTCCCAGGTCTTCCATTGCTGCCATAGGCGCAGGGCGGTCGTCTCAAGGTCGCCAGCGTCGTACTTGCCGCGATGGATCTCGATGATGTACAGGTTGCCGTCGACGCCCAGGCCGCAATGACTGAAGACCGAGTAGTCGTGCTGCTCGCCGGTCTTCTGCGCGGTGTCGACGTAAACGCCGCGCCAAACCAGAAAAGGCAGTTGCTGATAGGTCTTGAACCAGTCGGCATCGATCATGCCGCCGCTCAGGGCTACAGGCTCCTGCTGGTACTGGCTAACCATCGTGTACGGGTCGCGATCCCACAGCGCCATCAGGTCGGCAACGGTTTCCTTGGCGGGCCAGTAGGACCAGTATTCGACACCGCCACGGACGATTGATGGACTGCTAAAAACGTCCCGCTCGGCGTGTTCGCGGATCTCATCCGGAAGGCTGGCGATGTACTCGCGCGTGACCAACGCCGGCACCTTGATGTGCGTGAAGTCCAGACCCATGCCACCCTTGAGCAGAAAGCCCGACACGTCATCCGTGTGCAGGCGCTGCTGGGTGCAGATGACCGGTGTATCCGGAGACGCCCTACGGCTACGCAGGGTGTTGGTGACGATTCGCTGTGCCTTGGCCCGCATGGTCGCGCTGAACGCGCTGTCGGCCTTCTCCGGGTCGTCCAGGTTGATGAACCCGGTGAAGCCCTCGGAGATATAGCCGCCACGCACACCGGTGATCTGCCCGCCCGTGGAGCGGCTGAAGATCTGGTGTTTGTTGCGCCCGCGATCATCGGTAACGACCCAGTTGGCCACATCAGCCTTGCCCAGCGCACACGGCCATAGGCCTTGATATTCGTCGCTGGTGATAATCGACTTGATGCGGTTCGAGTTCTCTTCGACCAGGGATTTCGAATAGGAGACGTTGAGCGTACGCGTGCGGTCGAGCACGGTCATGGCGTAGGCGGGCAGGTGAATCGACCAGTATTCGGTCTTGGTACCGCCCGGCGGCATGTTGAACACGACGTTCTTCAGCTCGCCCGACAATACCTTGAGCGCGGTGTGATCCATGTAGCGGTGGTGCCAGTTGCAGAGCATCTTCATGCCCTGGTTCAACTGGAAAAAGACGCGCATGAAGGACAGCGGCGAATGCTCGCCAATAATCTTGACCGCCTGCTTTTCCGCGTCATCCATTGAGTCCCAATCGAGCAGGGCGCTCATAGGCGATCAATGATGGAGTTCATGACCTTCTCGGACACGGTCACGGTGGAACTGGTCTTGATGTCGCCGCCGTTCTTGCCGGTGATTTCGACAATCTTCTTGTCCAGGCCTAGCAGCTTGGCCTTGCCCATGGTGGCCGAGACGGCGGCCGAGGCTTGAGGTGTCTCGGCATTCATGGCCTTCTGGCGTGCCTCTTCCAGTTCGGCCAGCAGCGTATCGACGGTGATGTTATGCCTGTCCATGACCTTTTCCCTTAGCTCAGCCAGCCGCTCCTGCACCTGCGGCCGCTGAAACAGGTTCCAGCCCTCGCGCTGCATGGTCTTTTCGGCCATGTTGGCGACGTTGTAGGTGCGACGGTAGGCCTCGGAAGCGTTGTTGGTTTCGATGTAGGCGAGGCAGAACGCCTCCATCTTGTCGGTGAAACGACGCTTTCTCGGCCTTTCCATATTCACACCTGCGGGGTTATGAGTTTCCACTTATAGCCGACCCATTTGGGGATCTTGCCGGCGGTAAAGAGTGGTGGTTTGACGTCGACGCAGCCGGCCGGGATCAGCCAACTACCGATCACGACCGGATCGGCATCGGCCAGCGTTTCGCCCACGTACCAGCCGTTGGCGTCGTATTGGTAAACGGTCTTCTGGCTCATAGGTATCGAATCCAACGAACTTGCGCGAGGTTGGAGGGGCGAGCTTCAGCGCCACCGGCAGACTGGATGCTGATGCCTGTAGTGGCGTTGCTAGTCTGGCCGAAGACCGGTTTGGCGTAGTTGTTACTGCCGCCACCCATCATTTCCGTACCAAACGTGGCCGAGCCGTACCCGTGCGTGTGGCTTGGGTCATTCACGCCGTGGCCGTGTGCCAGGTTCTGGCTGGGCTCGATGATGTTGCTGAGGGTTCGACCGGTGTTGATGCCGCGACCATCGTCCAGAAAACGAGGGAATACACCGCGCCAATCCGGCAGGCGGAATTGCGTGCTCAGCTCGCCACCGGTGTTGTAGGTCGTGCCGATGACGGCAAACAGCTTCGGATAGGACGCTCGCAGCAGGACGGCGCCAACGCACTTCAGCCAGCCATTATCGGGAGCGCCGTTGTGTGCCACGTCCTTGTATTCGGCAATGCTGAAACTCGCGTACAGCGTCTGGCCGATCTGCCGCCAGTAGAGTGGGCTGGTCAGCGGGTTGTTGTTGGTGTTGGCGGTGGTCAGCGACTCGTAGTAATAACCGTCAGTGGCGTAGCAGGGCGCGCCAAGGCCGTAAATCGCCTGGGCGTGCCAGGTCATCACCCCTTGACGCTCGATGTCCTGCAGCGCCGTGTCGACCCGGTTATGCCACCAGTTTTCCTGCCCGGCCGGAGGGGCATCCTTGTCCTGTCCACCTTCCCAGCCGGTGGAAATACGCACATCCCCGGGAAGCTTGAAGCTGTTCAGGTTGTCCTCGGTTTCCACGCCCTGAGCCCAGCGCGTATTAAAAGGCTGTCGTGCCATCAGGCTATATCTCCGGGAAGGGTTACGTTGGCGTAGTCGTAGATGTGCTCCGACGACGATTCGATGTCGGTGATGTTCGGCGGCAGGATGAAAATCTCGCCAATGCGCGTGCCTTGCGGGCGCGGGATCAGGTCGAAATTCTCGATCAGGTACAGCGTGGTGTTGTCCAGTTCCGAGGCGATACCGATGTCGAAGGACTTGTCGCCGTTGCAGATCAGCGCCGTGACCTTCACGCCGATGATGATTTCCACCAGCTGGATGATGCTGTCGGCCGTGCCGTCGCTGATGTTGCGGGCGATCTTCGCCTTGATCATCTTGCGATACAGGTCGTTGTTCAGCGGCGCATCAATGATGCCGCCCTCACCGATGTAGGGCGCGATGTTGTAGTTGGTGTAGCTGTCGTTACCCGCATAGCCGAAGACGTCGAACGCCGTACCGCGCAGGATTGGCCGGCGCACCCCGACGATGATGCCGATGATGTCCAGCATGTCGCCGGTCACGGTGTCGACGTCGTAGCTGCCATAGAGCGTATCCAGCGGCGCTTCCAGATACTGATTGGCAATCTCGGGCGTAATGGTCAGCCAGCGCATCATGCGCTGCTTGTCGCGGTATTTGTTGATGATGCGCGACTTGGCGCGCGCGACGTGGTCCATAATCATGGGATCACCGTAACCGCGATGTTGTCGGCGTCAAAGGTGGCGATCTGGGCGATGGTCGGCTGGATCGGGGTCAGGCCTTGACTGATAGCGTTAAGGCCGATGGTCAGCGCGGTGACGTAGCTGTCGCCGTACTTACCTAGCACCTTGTTCACCGGCGTGTACAGGCGACCCGGCACAACCTTCTCGCCGATGTCATAACCGCCCTTGTTGAAACCGGTGGTGGTTTCGCCGTCGAACAGCTGGCGGGTCGAGTCGGCGACGATGGCGTTCTTGAGC